CATGGTTCTCATGTCCGACCCAGAAGTCGAGCTTCGTGAGGTTGAAGTAGAATACACTGAGACTGAGATGCTGACACCTGAGGGCATCGCTACAGTCGTTCAGATGCCAGTCTACAGCGCCACAGTGGTCCGTAAAGAGAAGGAAGGCCGCCTTAACGTAGCTGCACTGCCTCCTGAAGAGCTTTTGATTGATCGTCGCGCCAAGTCTATCAATGACTTCGAGTTTATCGGCCATCGTCGCTACATGACTGTCTCTGAGCTTGTGGCTATGGGCTATGAGCAGGACGAAGTAGAAAACCTTGGTTACGAGACACAGGACGACTTCGAAGGCAACCAAGAGACGTTTGACCGCAACCCGCAGGCAACCATCCTTGGCGCTGGCCGCACGGACGTATCAGCCAAGAAGGTTCTCTACATTGAGGGCTATCTCTACGTTGACATGGACGGAGACGGGATTGCCGAGCTTCGCAAGGTCTGCGTAGGTGGTAACGCTTACAAGCTGCTGCACCAAGAAGCTGTAGACGACCATCCGTTCTTTGACTTCTGCCCTGATCCAGAGCCGCACACGTTCTTCGGTATGTCCGTTGCTGACGTTGTGATGGACATTCAGCGCATCAAGTCGTCAATCATGCGCAACACGCTGGATAGCTTGGCTCAGTCGATCTATCCGCGCATGGGCGTGGTTGAAGGTCAGGCATCTATCGAAGATGTGCTGAACACCGAAGTTGGCGGCATCATCCGCATGAAGTCGCAAGGCGCTGTGCAGCCGTTCGTTACACCGAATGTCTCTCAGGCCGCCTTCCCCATGCTGCAATACATGGATGAGGTTAAGGAGAGCCGCACAGGCATCACGAAGGCATCTGCTGGCCTTGACCCGTCTGCACTGGCTTCTGGCACTGCAACGGCTGTAAACGCCGCTGTAACGGCCTCTCAGCAGCACATCGAGCTTATCTGCCGCATCTTTGCCGAAACTGGCTTTAAGACGCTGATGCAGAAGGCGCTGAAGCTGTTGGTGAAGAACCAAGACAAGCCCCGTATCGTTCGCCTGCGTAATCAGTTCGTCCCCATTGACCCGCGTGTCTGGGACGCAAACATGGACGTTGTGGTGAATGTTGCGCTGGGAACAGGCTCAGATCAGCAGAAGATGGCCTTCTTGAACGTCATCGCTCAGAAGCAGGAGATGTTGTTGCAGCAACTTGGGCCAATGAACAACCCGCTGGTGTCGATGAACAACTACTACAACACGCTTGAGCAGATGCTGGCTGTTGCAGGGTTCAAGGATGTTACGCAGTTCTTTGAGAACCCGCAGAACTTCCAGCCACCCGCTCCGACACCGCCTCCGCCCAGCCCAGAGCAAATCTTGGCACAGGTTCAGGCGCAGAGCATTCAGGCTGACATCCAGAAGAAGGCCGCAGAGCTTGAGCTTCAGCGTGAAGAGATGCTGCTGAAGGATGACCGCGAACGCGATAAGATTGACGCGGAAGTCATGATTAAGGCTGCTGAGATCGAAGCTAAGTATGGCACGGCTGTAAACACGGCTAATATCGAAGCTCTGATGCAGCGTGACCGCGAACTTCTCCGCCAGCAAGGCAATGTCCAGAAAGCTATGGTTGCCGCACAGCAGCAAGCCCAAGCCGCACAAGAACAGCAGCTTGTTGACCAGTTAGCCCAAGAGCAGATGGCTCAAATGGCCGCCCAAGAACAGGGGATTATGTAATGGCTTCACCTATCCGCGCACCTATGAACATTGAACCGCTCGGCAACATTGGCGGACTTCTCACGCCGCGTGAAGACTTCGTGCCTAACATCCAGAGCGTGTATGGAGACATCATCCAGAACGCGCCTGATTATCGGTATTTCACTGCGCCATTGTCTAATCAAGGCCGGACCACTGCAACATATGGTGGACAGAATAATATCGTTGTCGCACCAGACACGCCAGTCCGTGTTGTCGATAACGCAACAGGCCAAGTTGTCTATTCTGGCGTGGGCTATGAAGGCGCACAGGGCGCTATTGACGCAGCTAATGCACTATCAGCCTCTACAGGCAAGAAGGCAAACTGGGACATTCAGGTTGCAGGGCCTACCAAACAGGGATTTGAGAGTGTTTCCACGGATCGCCCTGACGTAAGCGGTCTTGGTATCTTGGCTGACGTTGGCTTACCAATTCTCGGTTCTGTTTTAGCTGGCCCTCTGGGAGCTGCTGCAGGCTCCGCCGCGTCTGGGGCCGCACAAGGGCGTAGTATTGGCGATATTGCAAAAGGCGCACTGATCTCTGGCGTTGGCTCATATCTCGGAGGGCAGTTATTTCAGGGCGTTCCGGCTGGAGCAACTGATGCCGCAATCTCGGCAAACGTAAACAATGCTATTAACGCCGCATATCAAGCCGCTCAATCTGGCGCATCATCCGCACTTGGTGGAATTTACGGCTCTGCTGCTAGTGGTTTAACTGGAGGTGTTGGCTCTCTTGCTAGTGGCGCTCTTTCATCGTTGCCAAGCAATTTGGCTGCAATTGATGCTGCTGCGCAATCTGCATTGTCCAGTGCTGGCCTTGGTGGCGGAGTTACGGGTGGATTAGTTACAGACGCATTTGGTAACGTTATTGACGAAACTGGCTCTATTATCGCCACGGCTGGTGGCGGTTCGACATCACTTCTTCCTGCCGCTGCCGGAGCCACTGCACTTGGCGGCGCTGCTGCGTTAACTGGCGGTGGCGGCGCTTCATCTGGATCAACAAACCAAGTCACTAATCAGGGTGGCGAAAACCTTAAAACAGATGAATTTGGAAATGTTGTAGACGAAACAGGCGCTATTATTTCAACAGCCGGAGGTGGGGCAGCTTTAGGTGGAGGAGCTGGCCTGCTTGGCGGAGGTCTTGCCCTTGGCGCAGGAGCTGGGTTGGCTATCGGCGCTGGCGGCGGAGGAACTGGTGGCGGCGGCGGAGGAGGAACTGGAGGTGGTGATGGCGGCTCTGGTTCTGGCGGCGGTAGTGGCGATGGCGGCTCTGGCGGTGGCGGCGGAGATGGTGGCGCTGGTGGCGGTGGCGGAGATGGAGGTGCTGGCGGAGGCGGTGCAGGAGGCGGCGCAGGAGGCGGCGCTGGCGCTGGCGGAGGTGCTGGAGCAGGTGCTGGAGCAGGTGCTGGAGCAGGTGCTGGTGCAGGGGCTGGATTTCTTGGGACAGGCTTGACAGCGACACAGCTTGCAACCCTTGGAACACTTGGCCTTACAGGCCTTGGAAGCCTTTTTGGCGGAGGCGGCGGTGGCGGCACAGTGCCTACAACGCCGTATGTTTCGCCGTTTGGTGGTCTTGGTGGTGGTTTAGGTGGCGGCATGGACTTCCGCGCCACTCCAGCGATTACAGATTATGAGCGTTATGGCTTTGGCCCAGAGGCTACATTCTTCCGTCCTGAGTATAACCGATTGGTAAGCACGGGCGCTGCAATGTCGCCAACATCGACAACTCCTACTCCGCAGTATAATCCGCTAATCTAATGGACACTCAAAAAATCATTGATGATGCGGCTCACGCAAAGCGCCTCTTAGAAGACCACATTCTTCTGGAGGCTTTTGCACAAGTAGAGGCTGACATTTACAACGAGTGGCGCACCACCGCTATTGGTGACGACCAGCACCGTTCGGACCTGTTTCACACGCTCAAAGGACTAGAGCGTTTGAAAGCACGCCTACAGGCAACCCTTGATGCAGGAGTGCTTGCCTCAAGGAATTAACATTTATGAAAAAAGGTGATATATGACGGAACAAGTCGGCAACCCCGATCTCGGGATCGGCCTCCACGAAGCAACCTTAGCCATCAGCAAACTGCTAGGCCCTGAAGAGGACAACCAAGGCGAAGCTGAGGCGCTAGACCCAGAAATGGGTGAGGCGGAAGCGGAATACGAAGACGAACCTGAAACCTCAGAAGAGGAAGATGGCGAAGGCGAGTATGACGAAGAAGCCGAACTGGACGAAGAAGATGGCGAGGAAGAAGCTACCTCGCAGGAACTTCCTGATGATGTCACAGTCAAGGTAAAAGTTGACGGTGAAGAAGTGGAAGTCACCCTAGCAGAGCTTCGGAATGGCTATTCTCGGACTTCAGATTACACACGGAAGGCGCAAGCTCTCGCTGAAGAACGTAAAGCGTTTCAGTCGGAAGCCGAAACCATCCGTCAAGAACGCGCTCAATACGCTGAACTTCTGCCTTTGCTCCAGCAGCAACTGATGCAGGCGGCCAGTGCAGAGCCTGACTGGGACACTCTTTATAACGAAGACCCCATTGAGGCGGCGCGGTTAGAACGGCAGTGGCGTAAATCCCGTGAAGAGCAAACGTATCGCTTGCAGGCCATTCAGGCTGAACAGCAACGTCTCGCACAGGAGGCAGCCGCAGACCAAGCACGAGCCATTCAGGCTTTTGTGGAAGCTGAACGTGCCAAGTTGCCTGATGTTATCCCAGAGTGGAGCAATCAGGAGACGATGGTTCGAGAGGCAAAGGAACTTCGTGAGTGGGCATTAGCCCAGGGGTTGACCGAACAAGACGTTGAAGGTCTACGCCAAGCAAGTCACGTTGCACTCCTCCGCAAAGCCATGCTGTATGACAAGGGCAGGACTAAAGTCCAACAGTCCAAGGTAGCCCCTAAAAAGGCCGCTAAGACGATTAAGCCCGGCAGCAGTGGTTCACAGGTCAATGGTCGTTCAACCGAGGTAAAGAGGGCTTCTCAGCGCCTTGTGCGTAGTGGTCGTATCACAGATGCGGCTGCTCTTTTGGAACAACTCATTTAACTTAAGGACTTAGTTATGGCTATTGTTACTAATACCTTCACCCGTTACTCGGCTATCGGTATCCGTGAAGACCTGTCGAACGTCATTTACAACATCTCGCCGGAAGAAACTCCGTTCATCTCGAACGTTTCCCGTGAGAACGTGAAGAACACCTACTTCGAATGGCAGACGGACGCTCTGGACGCTGCTTCTTCTTCGAACGCCGCTCTGGAAGGTGACGACATCTCGTCGTTCTCCGCTGTTACGCCGACCGCTCGCGTTGGTAACTACACGCAGATCAGCCGCAAGGATGTCATCATCTCCGGCACGCTCGAAAGCGTTGACAAGGCTGGTCGTCGTTCGGAACTGACCTATCAGCTTGCCAAGATGGGCGCTGCTCTGAAGCGTGACATGGAAAGCTCGCTGCTTGCTAACCAGGCTGCTGTTGCTGGTAACACCACGACTGCTCGTCGCACGGCTGGTCTGCCCGCTTGGTTGACCTCGAACACCGACTTCGGCACGGGTGGTGCTGACCCGACTGTTGGCTCGACCCCGACTGCTGCCCGCACGGACGGCACTCAGCGCGCCTTCACCGAAACGCTGCTGAAGAACGTCATCGCTGAAGTCTGGACTTCTGGCGGCACTCCGAAGATGCTTATGGTTGGCGCGTTCAACAAGCAGGCTGCTTCGGCATTCTCCGGCATCGCCACGAAGTTCCGTGACGTTCCGGCAGGCCAGCAGGCTCAGATCATCGGCGCGGCTGACGTTTATGTGTCGGACTTCGGCACTGTGAACATCGTTCCGAACCGCTTCCAGCGCGCTCGTGACGCTTTCGTGGTTGATCCTGAGTATGCTTCGCTCGCCATCCTGCGTCCCATTCAGCAGATGGAACTGGCGAAGACGGGTGACGCTGAGAAGCGCCTGATGCTCGTCGAATACGGCCTGAAGGTTTCGAACCAGGCTGCACACGGCATCGTTGCCGACCTTACGACTTCGTAAGTTGGGGACGGGGAGGGGTTTCGGCCTCTCCCCTAACTCTTTGGAGGGACAATGACTAAACGAATTATCGAAGATGATAGCGCCACAACAGGCATCGTAACCTCGTTCCACTATGACGCTGACAAAGATGAGGCGATCATCCAGAAGGAACAGGATGTAACGGCTATCATTGAGGCCAACAAAGCGGAATTTAACGAAGCCCCCGAACGCTGGGGTGAGTGGACGAAGGTTGGCTCTATTCCCATTTCAGTGTATTACGAGCTTGAGCGCCAAGGTATCCTGCATGACCAGAAGGCACTCGCTAAATGGCTGAATGACCCTGACAACAGAGCATTCCGCACAAGGCCGGGAACGATTTAATGGCTATTACAACGTATTCAGAGTTGAAGACAGCGGTAGCGGACTGGTTGAACCGTTCCGACCTTACTTCTGCCATCCCTAACTTCATCGCACTCGCTGAGGCGCAGATGAACCGCCAAATTCGCCACCGCAAGATGGTGACAAGGGCTGATGCAACTCTGGATACGCCGTATTTTGCTGTTCCGAGCGATTGGCTGGAGAACATTCGCTTCCAGTTGAACACCAATCCCATCACGCCGCTGGTCTATGTAACGCCAGAACAGCTTACAGAAGACAGCCAGACCTACATTACGTCCGGCCAGCCCATGTTTTACACGATGGTTGGGCAGCAATTTCAGGTTTTGCCGTCTCCTGATGGCTCTTATGACGGCGAATTGACGTATTACGCCAAAATTCCCGCCCTGAGTGACGCTGCACCTACCAATTGGCTGCTTACAGAGGCTCCAGACGTATATCTTTACGCTACATTGGTGCAATCAGCGCCTTATCTGAAGGAAGATGAACGCACTGGCGTATGGGCTGGCCTTTATCAGACGCTTGTTAATGACATGAAAGTTGCTGACGAACGTGCT